GTTAAAATAATCAATTTTAACGTATGGTTCTAATTCTTCTCTGCTTGGAGGCTCTTAATTGAGCCATTTAGTTTAGCACGGGTTACGAGTATCAAAAAGTTTGAAATAAACTTTTAACAACGCGAAGTTCGTGCACGGTTAAATCACCGTCCCATCGGGACGATGTAACGCAAGTAGGAGACGTTTTGACACGTCCCCGAAGTACTACCTTGCCTTTGTAGTTCCCCTTGAGAAAAGTCATATACCTGGCATGCTGGACAGCATACTGGGTGTTCTGGCTTAGAGGGGATTCTACACCTAACTTGATCCACTTTTTATATGTCCAAGCACAAAGTTCGGCAGAGTATTTAACTCCGCCGCGTGCCTGAGCGTATTCGAGTGGAACCCGTAGGATGGCTTCCAAATCGTCTGTAGCAACAGTTGTATAACCGCTGTGTTCAGTTTCGAAATGTAACGGCCCGCAAGGGCAATTACGAGGAATCATCTTAAGAAGTGAGCTAAATACCTCCACAAAGTCACTACGCTGTTGCGTAATAGCTTTGAAAAGCAAACTGTTCATTAGAAAGAACATATCGCCGAGGGTCAGTATCTCACGCCTTAAGAAAAAAGGTCGTACATCTGTACCATTGTAGTAGTCTGCGCCACAGCTTTCAAAAAAGAAGCCCTTAGTAAAGGACTTCGATTCATTAGCTGTGAACCCAAAGAGGGTCAAGTTCTTGAATAATCGATTGGCTACACGCTGAGGGATGATAATATCATCGCCAAAAACGCTTGTGCTTTTCAGTATTTCAAGTTCCCGCAACCCATCTTGTTCACACGTGGCTCTCGCCAGTGCGTAAAAGATAAGCGACTCGAGTTCAAAAGTGAACCCGTTACCCATAGAGCTAATCATCTCATACTCAATAATATCTGAGTCTAGTTGATTACATTTGCCGTGGCTCGAACGAAAGTCCGAAACTAAAGCAAACCAGTCTGTAGGTAATAACGCTCGAACGAGTTCAACCGAAATGGTTGAACTAGCATTCGCAAGGTCTACGGTCGCTAGCTTAAAGGTTTGAGCTAGACGGGCCATATGCCTATTACGTTGTTGAGAATTAAGATCGATTTTTGTCTTACGACATAATCGCGAACGAATCATGTCTCCTACGATTTTCTGTAGGGGAACAAGTCCGTTCATCTCAACTCCAATGGTACGGTGCTCATCAGCGGTTTTAGGTACAAAACTAATTCCACTAGGATGGTCATCAGGCACTACTACAAAATGTTTGGCAAATACGCGTTTCTCGAAAGAAAGACGTGATTCATCAGAGTTTTGTTGAGTACGATAATGAGTCCCTAACATATCAACCCAATTAGGGTTGTATGATAGATGAGCTGCAAGGTAAAATTTAGCCCGTTCCGGAACGATTAATCGATCAGTGATTTTATAAAACGTTGAAGTTTCTTCAAACGTTCTCTTATTGTCATTGATCGTCGAACCAGGGCCAAAGAATACCTCTGTGTCCAGGAACCCTGTAGGAACATTTCCAAGTATGTCTTGTATGATCATTTTTACACGATCAAACAAGGCAAATTCGCTATTAATTCGCGAATTCATGGTCATGTTAGTAACCCTACATTGGTTCTCGCCATTCAAGAGCTTAGCATAAGCAACATCCATACAAGAGGTATTATTCCCTCGTATAGGTAGTTTCTTAAGCATAGACTCGAATTGATACAATTGCTGAAAGTCTATAATAGACATTTTCCCGTCCGATTTTGCTTGCGCTAACCTTAGCGTAACAATATCAGACGATGCAATTGATAGGTTCCCTTGTCTAACGGCACCCATGATTTTATCAATTTCAGATTGAATGAACAGATGCTTAATACTTTTAAAGTACGAAGTCAACAGACGACGATAGAAAGATTTATCTTTCGATGCCGCCATTTCCATGTCTACAGACACTAGAGAGTTTTTCATTAAATTAGCCTAATTAATTATAGACGTGTATTCGACTAGAAAGTCGGCAACACTAATAAATAGGTAAAGGGTTAACTCAAGAACCGCGACAAGTATGTCAAGTTCCATTGTTAGTTCCTTTAATCGTTCTCCCGCTGTACAAGCGGGTATTGCAATATCCTATAGTAGATCTGAAATTAAACAGATTACTTAGGACCATCACCATCGTCACCTGGCTGATCACCACCGCCGCTTGCTTCACTCGTAAATTCTGGTAATAAGCCAGAATAGAATAGTGAATCAGCTGCGTTGGGAGCCTGGGTAAGTACGGTGGCCATTGCAAGGAGCGCCGACATACGTTTTGTACTATCAGAACCAACTGGAAACGAAGTTTCGAGTTTGATGATGATAGGAACATTACGCTCAGTCGGCAACCCACGATCTAACTTATCAGTTAAACGTAAGTTCATAACTGTTTTCACAGTACCAGGATTCCCTTTACGGGGAGATGGTAAGCTGCTAGTTACAGTTAATGTCTGTGGCATCTCAATGTTGTGATGTCGTAGAGTATAAAGTACTGAATCTGCTGATTTCTCACGCAGTTTCTGGATCGGTAAAGCTTGTAATGAGCTTGCTAATACCGGTTTTAAAACGATTGACATAGTTATTTCCGAAGGGTTAAATACCCAGATTGGTTATGACTTAAGTTTCTTCATGATGGCTGAACCGAGCATTTCGCCGAAAATTGCGAGATCGGTCCATTGGCCGCTACTTAGATCAGTATCGGAGGTCGCGGAATGGTTAAACCCATTCTGCTTCCTGCGATTCAAAAACTGAAAATCAGTTTTATGCGATAGAAGTAGTTTTTGTGAAGGACTTACTGTTAAAGTCGAAAAGGATTTACCCCAGGAAAAAATTCTCCTGAGGTTTCGCACTGTACCGTCTTCATCTACCGTAAAGGCAGTTGAAACAGAACCGTACAGTTTACGTAGACGAAAAAGTTCGGGAGCAATAATTTTATTTGCTTCGTACCGTTTCGCCGGGTCTGGACTGTATAACCATTCGCGATACTTCAGCTCAAGAGCTGGAAGAATACTGTTGCACTCTGCCCATAAAGGGCGAAGTTTATCAGTAACATCGACGGAGTTACTACGATACCACGACTGAACCTCTCCGATTGAAGTGGAGGGGCCGAACATCGGTAGCAAGCGATTAAAGCTATGCACCCGAGTACTCGTTCTACCATTAGCGAAGACTGCGTAACACGTAGCCTCCTTTTTAACCAAAACACCCTGCCAATCTAATTGTTTCCAAGTAGTTGACGGGCGGTTCAGCTTAATGATATTATCAGCTAAATCACATGGGTACCCATTTTTATCGAATAAATCTTCGACGGGTACAGTGAAGAGCGGAGTTCCTATAAGGTCCTCTGCCTTCGACCCTGCATACCGTTGCATTGAAGTATAAAAATTACTCCAATAATCCGGGTTTGCGGTTGGGCCCAAGTGATGTGATAAATCCAAGGTGAGGGGGAAAGGTTCCCCTTCACCTACTGCTGATACACTTTCTAATCTCAATTCAAGTTTACCTTGAAATCGATTTGTTGTCCAATAATTAAAGGAGTCGACTTGGTCAGAAACATTCTGAGCCTGAAGCATACTGCCTATATTGAAGAAGAAATCAATAACAAAGGAGAAAGGAACAAGTTCCCAACCCGTAGTTAATATTGAATTAATATCTAAGCCCAATTGGGACATAAGGCTGTCATTACGACTTCCTTCTGTATTTAGATAATTGAAACCTGCTTTCGACGTCACCTCATCTATATCGTTTATTACAACTTTATATTTGTAGGATAGATCATTGTGGACTACTATTGCTGGTGGATAATCATGCGGTTCATCATATGAACCGTCATGCTTTTTCACACCATAAGCAGATAGAATCCCAGTGACCTTGTCAGACGTTAGCATTTTGTGTATCGTTCCAAGCTCCCCGATAAGAGGCCGCCAACCGTAACGCGCTTCTAACCATAGGTTAGAAAGCGTATCATAGGTCGCTCGCACATCGAGTTTCTTAATACTTTTATAAAGTTTTAAGAGACCTTGGAACAAAGTTACAAATACTGAACGTATCATGATAACTGTTTTCTTTGCTTCAACAGCAGAGACAGCTAACATCAGTTGCTCGTACGCTATAGATTTTTCAATCGCGGAATTATGCGCTGAAACATTTAACGTACTGAACAACGGTTCAAGTTCTTGTAACCACAAGCCCAGATCATATTCCAATAATATCTTGTCAATAGACGGTCGTTCAATCACGAACGGAACGCTATTAGCTAGTAAAATTGGAACCGATCTTGCCGGCGCTGCCATAAAATCAAAACGAGTATAGGGTTTTACAACCTTATACCTTTGGTCTTTAGGCGGCTGTCCAACAGTCCCCGTGTAGCCATTAATGATGGCATACTGGGTCGGGCCGTTATGATCACTTCGTATACCTGAAGTATAAGATCCGGCTAGTTTTTTAACTTTTCGCATCTGGATACCTCAAGTATGATGCTCGGTAACGTATAATACCTTACCAAGAGCTCAATGCCGATTTCGGCAGCTGAACGAAGCAGTGTAGCGAAGCCCCTTTTAAGGGG